TCCAACCACGCTGGTCACATCGGGAGCCAATGCTACGGCGGGTGTTGCTGTTGACCGCGCGCTGCTGCTCGGCGCTCAGTCGTTGATCGATGCCTACGGCGCCGACACGGATTCTGGCACCTACTACCGCTATTTCGAGCGGATGGTGGCCGAAGACCACAACAACAGCGTTGAGTCATCGGTGTCCGGTATCGGCGGCAAGGCCAAGGTGCGCTTCACCATCGACGGCGCGCCGGTTGACCACGGCGTCATTGCCATAGACAGCTACGCACCCGATCCGCGTATCTGATGAGTAGATCAAGGCGGCCATAACCAAAGCCGCCTTGATTGACCCACTTACCCAATAAAGGAGATTCACCATGGCAACAATTCAAGTAAAGAACCTCACGAACCAAAGCCCGCGCCATATAGCCACGTCCGGCAATGAGTTCGTCGAGCAATATTCGCTCGCCGTCCCCGCTGCCGGTACGGTCAACGGTGTTGATATAGCCACCGGCGATGTGATTCAGCTTGGCATTCTGCAAGCTGGTTGGAAACTGCTCCCGCAGGCGGCCGATATTGTCGTAACCGATGCCTTCGGTGTTGGCGTAACCGGCACGCTCGGCTTCGCTTACGTCGATGGCGTCGATGTGGCTGGCGCTGGCGCGCAGGATGCGGACTATTTCCTCAAAAGCAACGCCCTGTCCACTGCTGCCATCGTTCGCGGCAACAACGAGGCGGTCGTTCCTGTCACCCTGACGAAGGANGCCTACCTCACGCTGACCCTCGGCGGCACGTCGCATGACGCCTCCGCAGCAAACCTGGAAGTGTTCATCCGGGGCGTCAACGCTGGCACGCTGTAAAGCAACAACCTACCCCTGCCCGTGTCATGCGGGCCGGGGTTTTTCGATTCTCAAGCGAGGATTTACAAATGGAAACTTCCCCCGATAAATTTGATTCACGCGATGCCGAAGGCCTTATGGATCCCATCATTGATTTGATGGATGATGAGAATGAAGTTTTTGTTGGCCCGCCTGGCTCCAGCCGCGTGGTTATGGTGCCAATCAAACATGTGGGCACGCGCCCGAGTAAAACAGATAACGTGGCTGGCAGTGGATTAACATGGAATGGCGACGAAACTCACCTTGTTCCTGACGACAAGGCATTGATCCTGCTGCGTTACCCGGACGTATGGACATTCGATAAGGCTTATCTTGATTCCGCCAAGGATGATCCTAACTTGATCGGATTGATTCCTGTAACAGTTCATATAACCACGGCCGATTTTGAGGCTGTTGCCAATGGCGAGGCTGAGTTGATGGTGGTTCATCACGCTGATACCAAACCCGAAGCTGCGCCAGAAGCTGCGCCAGAAGTCACCTTACCTGATGCCGAAGGGGATGGCGACGGCGCATCAGGCCCAACGCTCAACGAGGAGCTGGACGCGCTCGACAAGGATGGGCTGATCGATTTCGCCGCCAAGCATGACATCAAGCTCGAAAAGCGTATGGGCGAGGACAAGATGCGCGAGAAGATACTAGCCGCGCTGGCTGGCGCCCCGGAGTAAGTCGTGGCCGTCACGATGCAATCCATCGTTGATCTTGCCCGGGTCGATATGAACGATCCGGGTAAGTTGCGCTGGTCTGATGCGAAGCTGCTGGCCTACGCCAACGATGCCTTGCAGGTTGCCCGTGAGTGGCGTGCTGACCTGTTCGTCGGGTCGCTGGGCACGCCACTGGCAGACCTGTTGCTGGCCGATAACTGCCCGCTGCCGCCTGCCTACCGGCGCATTATTGCTGACTTCATCATCGGTCGCGCCGCCATGAAAGACGATGAGAACGCGCAGAACGGACGGGCGCCAGCTTATCTGCAAACCTTCACACGGGCCATCGGCGTATGAAAACTTGGGCCACCTTCCTCGATTATGTTCAGCCATGGGTGTCTGGTGCAAGTCAGCCCATGGCCGAACATGCCATCAAGCTCGCCGCCATCGAGTTCATGCAGGTGTCGCGCTGCGACCGGCGCACGCTTGCCGCCGTCTCGACAGTGGCTGACAGCTCGGCGGCTATCGCACTTACTCTGCCAGCCGAGACAGAGATTGTGCGTATAGAGAGCGTGCGGCTCCAGGATGGGGAGTTCCTCGATCCACTGGAGACCAATATCACCGACACGACATTGGTTAATGAATCCGGTGAGCCGAAGTATTACCAGCGTGATGCCTCGAACAGTAAGTTGATCGTGCTGCCGCGCGCCGACGCGGTGTATTCATTGGTGACGCGCGTTTCGCTCAAGCCGACGCTTGCCNGNACCGGCGTCGATAACGACAACATCGCCAACCGCTACGCCGAGGCTATTGGCTGGGGCGCGATTCATCGCCTGTTGTCTATACCGAGCAAGCCGTGGTCTGACATGGGCGCAGCCTCTTTGTATATGAGCAAGGCCAAGATGGCGCAGCAAGATGCGCTATCCGACGCCGATCTTGGCGACACCAGTGCGCCGCAACGTACTCGCTCGGTTTTCGGGCTTCGATAAGGGGGATCAAGTAATGGCGGTCGAAGAGATTAAAAGTGTGGTCACACATGCCGGGCAATACATCAGTGTCGTGATCCAGGCGCTACTGTTCGCGCTGATTGGTCTCGCCATTGGGCTTGGCCAATTATTGGCCAGCAAGGAGGAATTGACGCCGCGCATCATCATCGGGCGATGCCTTTCAACTGCCGGTCTGGCGATTTCTTCCGGTGCCGTATTGGCCTGGATGCCGGAGATTCCTGTAATAGCGCAGATCGGCATAGCGGCGACGCTGGCAAGTCTTGGTACGTCAGGGCTTGAGCGCATCGTGCAGCGTGTCGCATCGGGCATCGGTAAGTAAAGATGATGTGTAACCACAAAGGGAACCGCTAATGGCTGCATCACCACTCTCAAAAGAAGAGCGCGCGCGCACCATGGCGGCGTATGAGCGATGTAAAGGTAATGTCTCGAAGACTGCGAGACTGCTGGGCATTCCGCGTTCAACCTTGCAGAACCGTCTTAGAGAAGCGAATCGGCGCGACGAATTAGCGGAAATGGCGCCGAAAGGCGCGTCTGACGTGGATGAGCGCATGGAGCTGCTTGAACGCATCCGCACGCTGGAGGCGGCTATGGTCTCGCAGAAGCGCGAGGCGCTGAACGAGAATTTCATTAAGAAGCAGATCATCGGACTTCGCTCAGATTACGATGTGCTTGGACGCTCGAAATGGCTTGCTCCAAAGGCGCGGCGCAAGGGCGATGTCACACAATCCACGCCGACGCTGCTGCTATCAGACCTACATTGGGGTGAGGTGGTAGATCAAAAGCAGATGTCCGGGGTGAATGAGTACAACATCGAGATTGCCAATCGTCGCCTCAAAGCGGTAATCAATAAATCAATCTCTCTGTTGCGCAACCATATCACTGGCATAGAGTATCCGGGCTTCGTATTGTGCTTGGCAGGCGATATGCTGGCTGGAGATATTCATGAAGAGCTGCGTGAAACAAATGACGGGGCCACCTTCTCGGCGCTACTCAACCTGCTCTCGGCGCTGATCGCTACCATTTCCCTGTTGGCTGACGAGTTCAATCATGTCTATGTGCCATGCGTGGCCGGAAATCATGGCCGAACGACGCGCAAACCACGGGCGAAGCAGCGCAACGTGACCAACCTGGACTGGTTGATGTACCAATTCCTCGCGCTGCACTTTCAGGACGATAAGCGGGTATTTATAGATTCTCCTGACAGCCCTGAGCTGACATATAAGGTATTCAATCACACCTATCACCTGTGCCACGGCGATCAACTTGGCAAGGGCGGCGACGGCATCATTGGTTCATTCGGCCCGATCATCAGGGGCGACCATAAGCGCCGCTCGTTGCAGTCGCAACTGAACAATCCGTACAACACGCTGATCCACGGCCACTACCACAACTACGCGGCGACACAGCGCTTTATCTCGAATGGCAGCTTGGTTGGCTACGATGAGTACGCCCTGGCTAACGGGTTCGGGTTCGAGATACCGCAACAGGCATTCTGGCTGACGCACGCTGACCACGGCATCACGTTCTCAATGCCGGTACATGCTGATGAACCGAAGAAGATCGAAGAGCATGGGGATTGGGTGACGTTTAGGAGCACATCAAAATGACGACACCAATAGAACGTGCCAGCGCCATTATCCACATTGGCAACGAGGTTGCCGCCTTGCGCGGGTACGCCAGACGCAGGAATGACACGAAGAAGTTCGCTAAGGTGCCGGTGGCTGTGATGGAAAGCCTTTTGATGCACCTGCCAAATTATCCGAGCGTGTTTGATCTCGAAGAGTTGTCCAAATCCAGGCCGGACATTCTACAGGTGCCTTGATATGTCTGCTAAGTGGATTTTTATGTGGGTGGATGAGAAAGATCGCTTCGGTGACTCGGTTGTTAATACGATTTGGCTTATTGCACAAATCGCATTCGCAGCCGGAGTGGTCTTTGGGGCGCTATTTGTTTGGCTGCTTCTGCCATACCTGTTGTCTCTGGTGGGCAGTTGAGAAACCCTGCAGACGTGACGATTGGACATTACATCGCGCTAGGCGTGGTGGTCGTATTGACCGCGCCGCTATGGGGTTCGCTTGCTTTCATTGCTTGGGGCGGCGCTAACGTGATTGATTTGCTGGATGGCGACAACAACATTTGAAGGAGATAGGACACCATGACAACTGATATTTACTTTGTATCACCCTCTGGAAGCGAGGTCAGCGCCCTCGATGCCGCCAAAGCCCTGGTGCATGGCGACCGTGCCGCCGACTATAGCCATCCGCTCGACGATTTCACTTGCACGGCGGCGATGTGGAGTGCCTATCTATCGCGTAAAGGCACTCCGATAACGCTCAAGCCCGAGGATGTCGGCTTAATGATGGTGATGGTGAAGCTGTCGCGCGAGGCTGGGCGGCATAAGAACGACAACCTGATTGACGGTGCAGGCTATTTCGAGACGGTAGCTATGGTGCATAGCGAGAGATTACGTCGCGAAATGCTGGCCGAAACCTTTGGGCCCGTCAAATGAGCATCCTGACTGTAGATCACCTGCGCAACACCATCGGTATGCCGGAGGGGCGAGCTAATAAGCTCATCGTCCCGCTCAACTCGGCCATGGAGGAGTTCGGTATTGATACGCCTAAGCGCGTGGCTGGTTTTATTTCTCAGTCTGCGCACGAGTCAGCGGCTTTCTCGCGCCTGTCCGAGAACCTGAATTACTCTTCCGAGGCGCTACTGCGGGTTTTCTCACGGTACTTTACCCAACAGGAGGCGCTGGAGTTCGCCCACAAACCGGGGGACATCGCATCCAGGGTCTATCAGAACCGCATGGGCAATGGCGACTACAAAACGCGCGACGGCTGGAAATTTCGTGGCCGTGGCGTCATCCAGATTACCGGCCGCGACAACTATCAGTTGTGTGGCGATGCTCTCGGTGTCGATCTGATCGAAAACCCTGACCGGCTGCTAGAGATTGATCTGGCCTGTCGCTCGGGTGCGTGGTACTGGGACTCTCGCAAACTCAACGATCTGGCCGACGAGGGTGATGTCGTTGCTATGACGCGGCGTATCAATGGCGGATTGAACGGCTTGAAGGATCGGACAGAAATCTACTCGAAACTGATGCGCGTTCTTACTGTATAGGGGGAGTCATGTTTGATATTCCATCCATTCCAATACTCTACCGAGTCATCTTGATGCTGGCGCTGGCGGTCTCATGTGTCACGTTCGGTTATGTCCAGGGCATTCGATCTGAAGCTGATCGGAACGCTGATTACCGTAGTTCCGTGGAGGCAACGGCGGTGGCCCAATTGGCTACCGTCGCTGCCAAAGTCAAGCAACAGAAGCAAATTACCGAGGACACAGCCAATGCCTACACTCAAGCTCTGTATTACCTGCGCAACCATCCTGTTAATCCAAGGGTGCGCCAGTCGTCCCATTGTGGTGGCAGCGCCATGCCCGCCGTTCCCGATGCCACCACAGGAGTTGATGGTGGCCCCGCCGACGCTGGAGATGGTGCCGTCAGCCCTGCGCCCGACATCGAAACGGCCTGCCGAGAAACCACGCTCCAACTGATCTGGCTGCAAGACTGGATCACGCGGGAGGCGCAGCCATGACCGGCTGGGTTATCCGCCAGTATCGGGGTAT